GAAGAAAGCCGATCTTGGCGAGAGCAGACAGATGACTGGTGGGCCACTCGCCTTAGAATGCCAAATCTCACACCGCGCTTGGTTTTGCAGCAATGGGGCACAGAAGTTTGTCGTTTTGGTTTCCATGATGACATTTGGATTGCCAGCATGGAGCGCAAGCTTGATACGACCAAGAACTATGTGATTCCAGACACGCGATTCCCAAACGAGATCGATATGATCACGAGGCTCAATGGACAAGTTTGGCACATCGAGCGAGGTGCCAGACCATCATGGTTTGATCAATACAAACTGGGCGGATCACCTCCGCCTAATCTACATGCCAGCGAATGGGCTTGGGTACGATCAAAATTCAATCACACGATTCAAAACAATGGCACGCTTGAGCAACTAAAGACATCAGTTAACGCAGTTTTCAACTGATTAAATATACGATGCAGGAAGCACTAAATGGCTGAAATTGATCCGTTGATACTCTGCGACGCTGGTGAAACACAGACCAACATGTTAGCAGCCGACCATGCAGTTGCAGCAGGTCACAGAAAAAGCACGTTGACCTATCCTGGTTCTGAAAAGTTTGACAACAACGTTGATTCTTTTGAACTGGACATGGATCACTTGAAGGAAGCTAATCGCTACCTCATGCGTGCTAATAAAAGCATGCATCGGTCTTGGCCACGGCGACAATTGAATACCGATAACGCTCTGAGGCGAGATAGCTGGATAGCCAGATGGGCCCATCAGATATACATGTTTGGCTTGTTTACGCAGGATGCTAGCCTGTTGAAAATCAACACAGACATAGCCTGGGCAGCTCAGATGTATGTAGACCGGTTCCTTTATGACAATGAACCATGGGATCTGTGCGAGCTTTATCTGTTTGACATGAAGAGCGAAAGCTGGTGGCAGTGGAAGCAACAATGGACACGCATTGAATCTGTGCCATCACCGAGCGGTGTTTATACCATAATAGGGCAAGACAAGCTAACCAATGCCGGTAAAGCTGCGATGAAAGACCTATTCTCAGTTAGCCAATAATAACACCCAACGGCATTGCGTTGTCAATGTAGAGATCAATATCACGTTCAAGACGTTCTATCGTAGCCTTGCTCTCATCCATCAGCTGCTGTCCTTTGAGAGTAGTACCGCCTTGTGGACCGGCTAATGTGTTATACTTGCTATAGGCCTCGCCTAGCATGCGCTGGCACCAAGCTAGCGTGTAATCTCTGATCCAAGGACGAGCAAATGGATCTTTCAGTATGGTATCGTTGGCACGATACATGTAAGCCCATATCAGTATCTGTTCGTTACCGCTAGGCCTGCGCACGATGCTCAGCTTCTTGGTAACTGTATCAAACGTATAATTGATGTCGCGACCAAACATGCGCCCTGCTTGGTCAAGATATTCATAGAACAGCTCGTAGGTAAGCAATCCAGCGCTATATCCGCCGCCTGCACCTGCCTGCAATAGATACAAGTTGGTATAGGCCAAGCTGAATGGATCTATCTGAGTGCCGCCTGTTATGCCGCCAAGCCCTCTGCGGAACAGCTGGCGTACAGACACAACATTGTCAGGCAGATAGTAATCAGTCACATCGTTCTGCAGCAGGAGGAACAGATAGCTTTCTTCATCAGCGTTACCGCTGCGCTGTCTGTATCTGTCAAAAGCTAGTGTCAGGGCAGTGTTATAGTGACCGGGATCAAGTTCAATATCAACCATGCCGCCGCCCAGCATGAACTGGATTTCATCTATGATCTGCTGCTGCAATGGTGATGTCTGAGTAGCAGGTGGTACTTGTACGGTTGACGTTGCCATGTTTCATTGATCTCCAATGATATTTATAGCAACGTTCAATCGTCTTTCATGATCTTCATCACAGTACGGCAATATCTGCTGGGTTTCTTTCGCAGAGTCTTGCCTAAACCTTGATTGTATAAGGTCAATGCGTTGCATTCATCGTCATTAGCTTGGTCCAAAGCCATGCGAAGATACGTCATGCTGTATTCTAGATTCACGTCTGGTTGCAGCAATGCGGTGCATTTGCCGTCAAATCCAATGCCTCTTGCAGTGCCACACTTGATCTGTCCAAGACCGTAGTTGCCTTTGCTCAAAGCGCTCGCGTTGAGATTGCTCTCATACCTTACGACAGCGTATGCCAGCGAGTTTGGCACGTTATGTTCATGGGCCTTGTCAGCTATAAGCTGAACCAGAGGTGCATTCCTGTCAAATGCACGTCCGGCACTCACTGTTTCACAGCCTGCGCATGCTAAACAGAGAGCTACGACCGTAGCCATCTTCTTCATTGGCATGTATATTTAGCTTCCTATACTAGCGGTTGTCAACTTACCGGAACACCTTGATCACCAAGGTGTCCTTGTTGAGCCTGCCATTGACAGGATGTTTCTTGCCTTTGATGTAGTCTCCCATGACCACATCTACTCGCTTGCTGGTGCTAGCATCACGCAGGGTACCAAGCGTTTGCTTGGGGTTGCGCAGTGTCTTAGCAAAGCTCTTGGCTTCGTCATAACCAATCACCTTGGTACCTTTGATGCTTAAACCGCCTTCGCCTGCAACATACAGGTAAACCTTGCGGCTCTTGCTGTTGTACACCAATGCCTTGCTGCTGCCAGGGATCATGGCAGGATTGATGCTGGCCATGTCTGTATTGAGGTCCACGGTCTTGAACTTGGCCTTGCTGGCCTGCTTCACGCTCTTGCGGCTAGCACCACGGCTATCAGCCACCGCGCGAGCATTGCCGGTGCTGGTTGCCAAAACGTTGACCACGGTCACGATAGGCTCAATGGTCTCAGCTACCAGCTCGTTTTCTTTCTCACGCATGGCATCTGAGAAGCTTTCCTTGAAGTGATCGTAGAGCCGCTTGAGCATCTGCTGGTTTGGATGTGCACGCTCCAACAGCTTCTTGATCGCGTCTTCAATCTCTGCTGGCTGCCCCATGTGTTTGCGCCAGATAGCTTCCATGTTGCTATACAGCGTGACATAGTCCATGTTGCGCTTTTGTACGGTGGTCAGCTTGCGTTCAGGCTCGTCGTCTTCTGCTGCTGACACCCTAACACGCAGGAGCTCGTCAACTTTGGCATCAAACCACGTCTTCACGTCATCGGGCATCACAGCACCGTGCTGTACCACGAACGCAATACGACCAACCGTAGCATAATGATGCGTGGGCAGTGCAGCCCAATGCGATTGCTCATCCGTATCGCGGTTCATCTTGGCCCATACTTGGAAGTATTGCTTGAGAGTGTTATAGTCCATCTCAACGCGAGCCCAGTCCATAGCTTCGCGCCATGCCTTGGCATGGTTATCGTTCTCAGGGCCAGCAGAGCTGAAATCAACACCCTTGATCTTGCGAGGAATAACAGCGATCTCTTCCATATCTCGTCCCTCCAACATAGCTTATAGTAGCACGTTTTGGACAGCTGTCAACTGTTTTTTATTGGTTTTTACGATTTTTTACCAGTAAAATCAATGCTATACCCTGTTGATTTCGCTAGATAAATACTGCGGCTAATCGTGAGGAGCATATAGTGCCACCATTAACCCTGTGGAAGGGCGCCAGCGTAAGGACCAATGATTTCAAGCTGTTTGATCGTTTGATCAGCGAGGAATATAGGATTGGCGGGACAGAGTTTCTCGTCCACAAATATCTGGGACCAAAACCCAGCAACGCAACTGGCGATTTCACGCAACCAAACACAGCACTAGATGCAGCTAACACTGGAACCAGCAACGTGTTGGAAATTTCAGATGTGCTGAACATGGAAATACGCGATCGTGCATATGATCAGGATGTTATATCCCTTAAAGGACATTATGCGATCAGCGACACAGAATTTGATCTACGCCAGTTTGGCCTGTTTCTCAGCAACGAAACCATATTTGTCACCTTTCACCTAAATGACATGACCAACAGCATTGGACGCACTCTCATGAGTGGCGATGTGTTGGAAATCAGCCATCGCAGAGATGATTATGCTCTTGGAGACTTTTCGCTACCAAAGTATTATGTGGTACAGGAAGGAGCTCGTCCAGCCGAAGGTTACAGTCCAACATGGTGGCCTCACATATGGCGAGTCAAATGTGATCCCATAACCGATAGCCAAGAATACAGAGACATATTACAAAAGCCAGCTACGGATCTCAATGGCGATCCAATACCAAATCCAAATGGTACCGGAACGCTTACCATGGCAGACATGCTCAGCACCTACAACAGAGAAATTGCTATCAATGATCAGATAGTGGCACAGGCCACTGTGGAAGTACCATTCCGCAATCTGCAGGGACAGCAGTTCTATGTCCTAGAAGGTCAGCTCAATCAGCCTGTTAGCATCTTGTCTACCAATGGCATCCCACCAAACCAGAGCAATCCGGTATTGACCGCTATAAGTTTCCCACCAGGAGCACCTGCAGGTACCTGGGTATTGCGAGCTGACTACAGTCCACCGCAGCTGTTCCAGCGAGTGCAATTACCTAACAACACCGGCGCAGTGTGGACCAGGCACGAGATAGATTATAGAACCAGCTGGACTCCAAGCACTGCTGCGTTGGCCAGCTTCATAAATAACGGCAACACTACTAGCACGCTGTCAACAGGTACGGTCATTCCTGTTCAACAGAACCTACGCAACGTGCTACGGGCTAAGCTAGATCCAGACATCATATAGGAGCAATGAATGGTATCCGTAAGTCAACTACAGCAGATTTTTCCACAGGGCGATGCAAACGATCTCGCTGAGATCTGCGAACCACTGAATGCTGCTATGGCAGAGTTTAACATAGCTAATCCTCAAGAACAAGCCATGTTCTTGGCTCAATGCGGACATGAAAGCGGCAATTTCAGCACTGTTCAAGAGAACCTAAACTATCGCGCTGAAACACTGGTAAAGGTTTTTCCGAAGTATTTCAGAGACGTCAATCCTGCAGATTATGAGAAGCAACCAGAGAAGATAGCCAATCGTGTCTACAGCAACCGCATGGGCAACGGTGACGAAGCCAGTGGCGACGGTTACCGTTATCGCGGTCGCGGTCTCATCCAGCTCACAGGCAA